CAACTGGTCGACTGGCTCGCCCGGCAATTGCGAGCAGTTCATTCGTTATCTGCAAGGCTTCAAGTCGGGACGGCAGGAGCCGCGTTCGTACAAGACGACCGGCGTCGCTTGGGGCGAGGGGTCGAAATACTGGTACGCTAAGGTGTACGACAAGGCAGGCGAGTATTTTCGCCAGTGCGGCAAGCAGGCCAAGGGCTTCAATGCCGACCTGTTTGCATACATGACGACGAACGGCATAGCGCGCCACGAAATCAGCCTGAAAAGCCGTTACCTGAAACAGAACAACCTGTGGCGCTTCACTCATTGGGGTATGGGCATGCAAACCGAAGATCGCGTATATGCGCTGTTCAACGATGTGATCGGGGGCGAGACCCACGTAGATTCGTTCCTTGAGATTCCAGGGCGAGCCGGAGAGCTGGCGGTCGCGTGGCGCGATGGTGCCGACCTGAAAAAGCGGCTCGCGCAAAACACGTACTACCGCTACCGGCGCGAGCTACTCAAGTATGGTATCGATATTGCGGTGCCATCGAACGTGAAGCGGTTGCGCCAGCGGGTCGAGGTTATCGCGCTGTCTCCGGCCCCGGTGCCTGACTGGTACGTCCTTCCAAAAGTCGCCTGACTTCCTCCGGCCTGCTCAGGCCCACTCTCAAGACGGCCTCGACGTATACGCCGAGGTGCGTCTCTTCCTTTACCGCTTGCAGCTTTAGTTGAGCGTGCAAAGCCGGGTCGATGTTTAGAGTTTTAGTTGTTGGGGCCATGTAACAAGTGACGAAAGTATTTCGTTGACTTGTATCATTATTGCCGCTTACTATTGCTCCCGCTGTATTACTTTTTCCCTAAATCACTATTTCGCGTTTTTACTACAGTTCAATATCTCGGGGGTCACATGAAGTTCCAAGTTGTATCACTCAAGCCGATGGAAGGTGTCGGCAAAGAAAGCAAGCGTCCTTACAAGATGCTGATTTGTTCGGGCATCTACACCAACGCCGATGGCACCGTCGAGCTGGGCGAAGTGGTTTTCATGGAGCGTGCTGGCCATCCGATCCCAACGCACTTGAAACCCGGACAGAGCTATGTTCCGGTTGTGTCCGCCTCGTCGCGTCAAGGTCGTCTCCAGTTCGAAATTGTCGAGCTGAAGGAAATGACCGTGGTGGGCGCAAAACAACCAGCTGCCGTAGCGGCCTGATTTATGGCTGTCTGCGCTCGGGCGGTTCAGCAGGCCGACAGCACTTTGGTGCTTGCGCTCGACCCGACAGCCGCTGATTTGTCGGCGTGTCCCTACGTCGTGCAAAGTGGTGCGGAGCTTGGCGACACCTTGTTGACCATGTCCGCGCAGGATGGCGCGCTTGCTTCCGGAATGATCGTTTCGGTGTGGCTGGCCGCCTATTTCACCCGTGTCGTTATCGACATTTTTAAAGTTAGGAGTCCTGAATGAAACGCTTCGCAAAAAAAATCGCTGCTGGTGTTGCCCTGGCCGGTGTTGTCGCAACGAACGCCATGGCCGCGCTGCCGCCTGAAGTCGAAACCGCTGCCACTGCGGCCAAGACCGATATCGCCGAGGCTGGCGGCATCATCATCGGCGTGGTCATCGCCATTGCTGCTGTCGGCTGGGTTCGTCGCGTGATTCGCTAATCGCAGCGTCACGTAACGAAAAAGGGGCCGTGTGCCCCTTTTTTTCCGCTTATTTTTTCGGGGGGTGTCTCATGGCTGGTGCTGGTTTGTTGGTGATTCTCGCTACGTGCGGGGCGTTCTGGATTTTGCTTCGTGAGTAAGTGGCTCGGTGCCCTGTTGCTGCTGCTGGCCGGGGGCCCAGCGTTTGCGTATGCGCCTGATTATCCGGCTGTGTTCAAGGAAGCGATGTTCAACAACAGCGGTGGCAAATACACGTATTGGCCCGATCCGCAGGAGGCGTGTATCTGGTCTACTGGTAGCAATCCAATCTCGAGTTCATCAAGCGTTGCAAGTGCGGTTTTCACGCTTGAGGGCGAGCGTAATTTGAGCGCTTCCTACGTGTGTACGTGGACGTACAAAACGGGTGGGACGAATGTCGTCAGCAGATCCATTCGGTTTCATTGTCCCTATGGCGGGACGCTGAATGGCAGCCTGTGCGTCAAGGTGCCGGACGGTCAGGGCGAGCCGAAGCTATGCGATGACAAAAACCCGTTTATCCGCCGTTGGAACTATCCAGGCGCAGGCCCGTATCCAGCGCCCAGCCATTACAACGGTTGCGTGGTGGTTCCGCTAGAAATGATGGTGTGTCGCAAGGAGGGGACGGCCTCCTATTGCATGTGGATGGTGAAGCGAACTGGCGAGGTCTATACCGGAGCGCCCGACACGCCGGGTACTGGCGCCAGCGACACGCCGGATAACCCTGACGCTCCGCCGACCAAGTCGCCGCCGATCGTCAATCCACCGGCGCCTGATGCGCCCCCCGGTTCGGCGCCGTGCCCGACCGGCACAGTGCATGCGGGTACGTCTGCCGATGGTGTGCCGATCTGCATGGGGACCGGCAGTTCGCCGCAAAACCCGCCAGCGCCGCCGCCAAGGATCGAGTCGAGCAAGTCCGAGGACTTGCCGGATGGTTCGACCAAAAAGACGGATACGGTAACGCAGACAAATTCGGATGGCTCGACCACGACCACGACAACGGTCACGATCACCCGGCCCGATGGAACCAAGGAAACTAGCGGTGGAACCGTTACTTCGAAAACGCCGTCCGGCATGGCCGGGAGGACCGACACACCTGAGAACGATAAATACGACCTGTGCAAGACGAACCCGAATCTTTCGATTTGCCGCGAGAGTTCGGTTAGTGGTACGTGTGGGGAGGTTGTGTGTATGGGTGATGCCATCCAGTGCGCCACGTTGCGCGCCGCGGCTGCGATGGAATGCCGGCAGAAGCAGGACCGGGAGGAGCTGCAGGTGCGGCCCGAGGTGGCGTTGGGCGACCAGATTTTGGCCGGGGCCGATCCGATGAAAGGACAGATTGACGAGGCGTTGAACGGTGGGCCGGTTGCCGATTTCAGCGCACCAGGGCTTGACCAGAGCGGCTTTCTCGGTGCCGGGTCGTGCCTCGCTTCGAAGTCGTTTTCCGCGTTCGGGCGCACGGTCCAGCTTGATACGGCAGTCCTGTGCGCTGACATCGAACCCTTGAAATACGTGATCTTGGCCGTGTCGTTCCTTGCGGCTTACATGATCATTTCCAAAGCTGTGTTGGAGGCATAAATGGGTTTGTTCCTTTCGGGCTTGATTGGCGCGCTGGCGGCGTCCATGGGCACGTTGGCCGGGCGCGTGATGATTGCGCTTGGCTTCGGTGTCGCTACCTATTCGGGCATCACGGCGGGCGTCGAATCGCTCAAGCAGACCGCGATTTCGCAGCTTAGCGGCTTGCCTGCCGACACCGTGTCCATGCTCGGTTTTCTGTGGGTTGACAAGGGGCTGACGGTGATTTTCTCGGCGTTCGCCACGGCGTTGACGATGCGGACGGTTGGCGGGTCGATCAAAAAGATGGTGTTGAAGTGATTACGCTGTTCACTGGCCTGCCGGGGAACGGCAAAACGCTCTTTGCGCTTACGTACATCAAGGAGAAAGCGGAGCGTGAGAACAGGCAGGTGTTCTATCACGGCGTGAACGAATGTACGCTTCCCTGGACACCGTTCAAGGCCGAGGAGTGGATGGACCTGCCTTACGGCTCGATGGTCCTGATCGATGAATGCCAGTTCGTCTTTCCGCGCAAGCCGAACGGTTCGGTGCTGCCTGCGTTCTACGAGAAGCTTGCAACGCATCGGCATTACGGCTTCGATATTTTCTTGATCACTCAGCATCCGACGCTGATCGATAACTTCGTGCGGAAGCTGACCGGGCAGCACTTTCATTCGGTACGCAAGTTCGGTCTGAACCGGGCGACGATCTACGAATGGTCACAGGTGGCCCCAGCGCCGGAAACGGCTGCTGCGCAAAAAACGGCGGTTCCGCTGAAGTGGGCTTTCAACAAGGAGGCGTACAGCTGGTATAAGTCGGCGGAGGTGCACACGGTCAAGCGCGCGATTCCGGCGAAGTTGTACGTTGCAGTCGCTTTTGTGGTGCTGGTGCTCGCTGCGCTGTACTGGTTCGTTGACCGTTTCAATGAACGACGCGCGGCGGAGGAGGCCGGTCAATCCACTGTCGCCCAGGTTGCGCCGGTCGCATTGCCGGTTGCTGCGCCAGCTGGTGGTGCGTCTGGTCCTGTGCCGTTCGACCCGGTCGCTGACGCGAAACACTATGTCGCGATGCAGACGCCGCGCATCGAAGGCTTGCCGCACACAGCGCCGAAGTACGACGCGATCACGGTGCCGGTGCGCGCTCCGGTGCCTGCCGCCTGTATCCAGATGGGCGACGTTCGACAGCCTGACGCGAATATTCGCTGCAAGTGCTTCTCGCAGCAAGGGACGCCGATGGCTGTCGAATTCAACATGTGTCTGGAGATTGCGCGCAATGGCTATTTCCGCGATTTCGACGCGGACCGTGACAGTCGGCAGTCGCAGCGTGCGGAAAACGGCGTAGCGGTGCTCCAGAACCGGCAGGAGGCCGGACCTAGCCCTACCCGCGATGGACCCACGGTGCTGGCGTTTAACCACGTTCCTGACGCCCCCAGGGCGATTGCTGCGCCTTCGGTGATTGATGACGGCCCGCCGAATCCGAATGCTCGTGCACGACATGCGCAGGTCCCCTCGGCGCAGTAGCGGAAGCCGACCGCAGACCGCGACCGACCCGGGCGCGGTCGGAGGGCGGCTAGTTCCTTTTTTATTTATCGTCACCGTTACGCAAAAGCCGCACTGAGCGGGATTTTCGTTGCCGTTACAAAAAATCATTTGGATTTATCGTTACGGTGACGGAAAATACGTTTCATTGCTTGGGAGGAATTATGGCGCGTAAGGATAATGTGACGGTTGAATTGCCGGGATTGCCCCCGCGACGTGGGCGACCGGCTACGGGAAAGGCGAAGAGTGGCGCGGAACGGCAGCGGGCATACCGGAAGAAGTTGCGCGAGGCTCAGGTTAGCGGTGTCCAGATATCGCCAGGGTCGGGCTGGCGGTCTGAGAAGGAATACGAGGAATTGAGACGAATGATGAATTTCAGTCGCAATTCCATGTTCAAGATGGAGCAGAACATTCTTGCGTATCAGAAGGAAATCGCGTTGCTGGTCGAGGAACGCAGAAAACTGTTCGCCGAGGTCGAGCGGTTGCAGGCGGAATTGGCGCGGAGGGGCAAGTGATGGAGCGGCTACTGTACTGGATCGCCTTGCTGGTGATGGCCCTGTTTGTGTTTGTGTTGGTGTTTGTGTTGTTCGGGTTGTATCGACTTAACTAACGAAAGGATTCGTCAATGAGTACACCGTATCAAGAGGCTATGCACTGGATCGAGGTCGAGGGCTATTCCACCGGCAGCGCGTTTAGCCTGGCGAAGCTGATCCTCTCCCTGTACAACGACCAGTGCGGATTTGCGATCAGCGAATGTATCGGCAACCTCGATCCCCGACTTACTCGTTTGGCCCTGGCGATGGTGGAGCATTACGCGCGTCACGGCGAGCACCCCGAGCTGCTTCGTGCGGGGAAGAAGATCGCCGACGACCTGTATCCGCGCTTGTGGGAACAGGGCGTGGCAATGGCTGAAGTGCGCGCCGAGTTGCGCCGGCGATGGGAGCGCGAAGCCGAGGCTGAAAATCAGTGTGAGGATCCGGATATGTGCCTTTCCTGTAATGGCACCGGTCAGTTTGACGGCGAGGATTGTCTCCGTTGCCAAGGAACTGGTTTCTTGCCGGAAGGCGAATAGGCCTTGTTGCAAAGCTCGCCCAACTAGCCGTTGAGTTCTCGAGGTGGGCGCGCCAGCGGGCCGGTTTTTCGCTTTAGCGGCCTGTCGCCCGTTGAGGGCGACACCCACCGTATCCCCGGCGGTCCTCCAGACCGTCCGGCCACGTACAGTTGGGCTGAGGTAAAATGTTGCTCGCCCGGAAAGTTTCCAACTTTACGTGCCTGTAACACGTAAAGTTATTACCAAAATTGAGGAAGGAACCCGCGCATGGGGGGGGTTTTCTGCGATTGGTTGTCGATCTATCAGGTGCATCTGGGCGGTGTCCCGGTCGTCAATTCAGGACATGTGTTTTCGGTTGATCAGGATGGTGTCGTACAGTGGGATGTGCCGCAAAAACTGGTGCACAGAGGTTCGCATGACACGTCGATACGCATCCGTTCGGATGGCCACCGCGTTTCTCTGGAAGGGAACATCGGTCGGTTTGATCGTTCTGACAACTTGTTCGGTTACTCGGTGCTAGAGTGCGTGAGGCTGGCAAATCGTTTGCTGGCACAGTTCGGCCTTCCTCCGTTCTCGGATGCTGCACCTATGCCGCTGGTCAAAAAGGTCGGGGCCAGTGGCGACGTCGACGGCGGCTTTCAAGCGGTCGGTGCCGTCATCACGCGCATCGACCTCACTTGCAACTGGTCGACTGGCTCGCCCGGCAATTGCGAGCAGTTCATTCGTTATCTGCAAGGCTTCAAGTCGGGACGGCAGGAGCCGCGTTCGTAC